CATTTTCTACGTATAAAATAGTGGATCCAATTCCAACAGATTGAATAATATGTGTTGAAGGATTAATTAATGCTTCATTTAAAATTCTACTTTTACTTACAACTTTGCCATTGATTATTTTATCAGATTTTTGTTTACACCACTCAATTATTCTTTGATTTGTTGGATTTGAATCGATACCAAAACCATCATATGAATTTGTTTCAACAGTGTCTGATGAAATAATTTCAGTTACTATCCGTTTTTCTTGATTTTTAATCTTCAAATTATCTCCAACTTTAACTGTTTCTAAAACATCACGGAATACAACATCAACATCACCACTCCCCCTATAGAATAAAATTTTACACTTATCTCCAATTATGGATCCATCACTAGAAGATCCTTTTGGTGGTTCTGCAAAAGTAATTACACTTCCTCCGGTAAAAGTATATCCTTCTCCTGGAACTTGAAGCACATCATTTAAAAAGACAAGAAGAGTTGCTTGAACATCAATGTTTGATCCTTTTGCTGATCGGATTGTAACTGGTGAAGAGTTTAAGGAGATTGTAAAGGATTTTCTTTTTCCATTAAATTGATTTTCAATTTTATCAAGTACTTCAAGTTGGCCAAAATGCCAACCCGCAAATTTATCTGTCGCAGTTTTATCAATATTAATTTGAAATTCTTCAAAAGTTTTAGTTGTATCAGTTGGAATTCCAACAGATCCACCAATCCCAACTGTTAAAATTTGAGATTGTCCATAATTATAACCAAAATTATTAATTTCAAAGTCAATAACACTAGATCCTTGCCCAACCACAATATCAATTGTTGCTTCAGTACCAAATCCAGAAGGAGATTCTGAACTATAAATTAGAGGAATGTTGGAGTATGAAAGTGGTGCATCAAAAATAACATATGGTGGATTTGAAATCGTATATCCAATTCCAGAATTTGTTATTGCAACTCCCACAATATGTCCATCAACAATTGATGCAATGCCAATATAGAAAATATCTGGAGTTTCTAAGGAAGATGTTGTAACCCCAACTTTTACTATCTGAATACCTGATCTATAACCAGATCCACTATTACCAATACTAATAGCAGAAATTGTACCTGCAATTGAAACTATTGCTGTTCCTCCCGCAGAAACCAATGGTTGATATCCAAAACCTCTTGTTGAACCAACGGATACAATTATTCCACCTTTTGGTATACTTGCATTATTTGGATCATATGCAACAGAAGTTGCTGTTCCAGTAAACGTAATACTTGTAATTCCAGAACTTTCTGACAAATAATAATCTTGGGGTATCGCCAATTGTCCAGTAGGGCCCTGAAATACTCCATTAATAAGTATTACTGAATTATCGGTAGAAAATCCAGAAATATTTTGTTTGTTTTCTTGTAATGTAAAAGTTTTTTGTGTGGCATCAAATCTTTGAGAAATATCATCAAAAACATAATTTTTTGAGTATGTTTCTTCATTACTATTTTCCGATGCAGATCTTAAGAAAGATCTCCCCTGAAACTTAGAGAATGTAGTAATTCCCACCCAATCCCTTTCACTTGGAGGATTAGTTAATGTTCCGATTGGAATCGGTCCTTGTGGAGCTGTAATAAAATTAATTGTATTATTGACAATATTATAATCTCCCATTATTTTTATTACTTTAGAATATTGGGAGTGAGTTGACAGTTCAGTTCCCATCCAGGGCCTAGTAACAAGTATTGAATTTGTGCTTCCAAACCCAACAGTATTAATTAGCATAATTTCATCATCAATCTTTATTAAATCTCCTCCAAAGAATGATGTTATTCCAGAAACCTTAATAGTATTATCAACCAACCCAATATGAGTAGTAATTCCTGTAGTAACAGAAGTAGAAACAATCGGAGATTGAATGTAATTATCAATTGCAATTAAACACTTTGTATTTTGATTTTTTGCGGTAAACGTATGATATGTTCCCGTTCCTACATTTGTTATATCTAATGAAACTGGAATTGATTTTAAAGCATCTTCCGCGGATCTTGCAAGTTTTATTTTTTGATCATTTATTCTAATTACATAAACAGTAGATGGTAAAATATTTGTCGTTCCGATACCAACAAAACTAGTTAATGCTATTCCTATTGGACTTGCATAATTTTGATCATATGAATATGAAACTTGTTCTCCAGTCACAAAAAAGTGTTCTGGAAGTGTAATAGTATCTTCAGAAACATTTACAATTGAAGAACTTCCTCCATTAAAATTTCTTAAAAATATTGGTTTTTGTTTATGAGTTAAATCAAATGCTCTTCTAACATCAATCTCAGTTCCTTGATAAAAACCAAATCCAGCACTAATAGTTGCATTATTTAAATCAATATAAGAAGATTGACTATCTTCTAAATCAACCAATTGAAGACTCATTTGAAAAACACGAACTTCCACATTTGCATTTGGAATTGGTGTAAAATATAAATTTGTACATGTAGTAGACACTGCTGCTCCAACAGTCCCTAACCCAGAATTGGTTGAAAGATTACCGTATTGAGTAATATATGTTTCTAAACCACCACCATCATTCAATAAAATAACTTCAGACATTTCATATTGATTATTTGTGATGTCTTCAACACTAACTATAAAGTATGAACAATTATGATCATTTGGTACTACATTACTATACTTTGCAATAACATTTTCGGTTGGTGATGGTGATGACGAAATTGCAGTGAAAGAAGAATCTATAAATGAAATATTCTCCAGATTAAATCCTAAGTATTGTGTACCTATTCCTGTTGATGATGTATCTGATATTGAAATTCTTAATGTATTCGTGGTAACTGCTATTCCAGAATTTGGAATAAAATCTACAATTATATTCCCCCCAGAAATATACGCATTATATGTTCCAAGTCCAGATGTTCCAAATCTATCTAATGTCATATTTGTGAGTTGTCCATATTCCAAAAGATCTACATTTGTTCCATCATGAATCAAATTAATTTCGTCAAATTCAAACTCCCCATTATTTCCCATTAATTCAACAAGAATTTTAGAAGTTCTATATGATGATGCAATAGAAACAATACTTGTTGTAGTGTTTACCGGAACTACTGTTTTAGTTGATCTAATATCAACAATATCTCCAAGGCTGGTAGATCCTATTCCAGATGTAGAAAGTCCAACAATATCAAAACTGGCAAAACTTATATTGTAATTATTGATTGAATATTTTGTGGGATAGAATAAAAGTTGTCCTTCTGATCCAGAAATATTAAAATCAAAACTACCCAAATCTAAAACACTTTCAACTCTTCCATATTGATTTAAAAATCCAAAAGATCCATCTTGAAGAAGACTTACCAACATTACCTGCCTTTCATCAGAAAATCTTTTATCTCTGATGTAAGTCACATATTTTTTAGATCTGTGAGATATATCAAAAGTATCAACAACAGAAAACTTAGTTGATCTTGGTGTACTGTTGAATTGTGTACTTATATCATCAATTACCAAAACTCTATTTCCAAAAGATTCAAAGTAATCAGTTAAAACTTTTGAACCAAAATAAATTTCATTTGATATTTTATTTGTGCCATCAATATCTAAAGAATTTTCTGCAACTAAATCAAAATTAGTATAGCAGTCTAAATCTATTTCATTTGATATATCTGTAATTACATCAACAGTTGATCCAAAATAATCCGAATAAACTCCATTGTAATTTAAATCGTTTGATTCGATAATCAAATCACTAAATTTTAAGAATCCAACAGAATGATTTAATGAACTGACAGAATCCTTCCAAGTTTCAAATGGAACTTTTGATTTTAAGGAATATGAGAAATTTTGATAGTAGTTGTTATCAGCAATTCTTTCTGTATTAAAATTTAAAAATCCCGTTTCTTTATACCATCCATTTTTAACAATTGATGATGCTGATGTTTTTAGTTCAGCATCAAAATCTATTTTTTTTCTAATTAATCCCTGAGTTTTAGATGTCTGTCCTTTTATTATGTTTCCTACACTAAAATCTTTTGTTGTTGAAATCTTTAAAAGTCCAATTTCATTATTCCAACTTTCCACTTCACCAACATTATTTTGTGAAGTTACAATTTCTCCTAATATAAAATTATTTTTTTTCAATTTAATATCAAAAGTTGGAAAATCTTTTTCTGCTATTATCTTTCCGGATGAATTGTCGGGATCAAAATTGCCAGGAATTGAACCTTCATTTATGTATCCGTCGAGGCTATATGTAACTATTCCTACACTTCCACCTAATGGAATATAAACTTCCGATAAAGTAAACAAAGAATATCCATAATTTGATGAATTGTATCCTATACCAGTAGATCCAACGCCAACACTAACATTCTCAATTAAAACTTTATCCCCTACAGAAAATGGAGAAGCATCACTAAATCCAGTATTTAATCCAACTGTTACTTTTTTAGTTGTGGGATTATAACTTATACTATCAATTTTTATTCCATTTGAATTACTAACAGGAATAATTTTTGGTGTAACATTGTATATTCCAAAAGTATTTTTTAGAATTTTAACTTTAGTGTCTCCAATATTATATTTTAAATCCACATCTTCAACTTGTTTTCCAGTAAATCCATCAATTACAACCAAGTTTGGGGGTATTGTATAATTTTTTCCCGCAGAACTAATTCCAATTTCATCAAACGAAGATAAAGAATCCACTATTAAAATTTCTGGAAGATTTACTACTGGCCTTAAAGTTTTATCGGAAGGAAAATCAAATCCAATATCTTCTATTTGAGTAGACAATATTTTTCCTATGTTATCACTAGATGATTCTAAAATTGCACCATATCCAGAATTTGATACAATTGTTGAAATCCCCAAAATATTTTTGTATAAATTCCCTCCATAATTGACAAAGATTTTTTCAATAGATCCGAACGCAGAAAGTGATGTCGTGGAATATTTAATATTTGCTAAATCTGTATCATATGAATTTGATTCTGGAACTAAAGGTAAATTATAAGTAAACGTTGATGTGGTTCCAATTCCAGTAATATCAAATTCTCCCGAATAAACACTATTAACAATCTCAATTTGATTATTACTTTCTACCTCTTTATCATTATAAATTTCTTTTTTATTTTGGGAGATGAAATCTGTATTGATTGGAGTAAAATTGTAATAAAGTTGTTTTGGTAAATTTTCTGTTACCTTTAATAATAATGCTGCATTACTAGTAACTCCAACTTGCCCCACCTTTGAAACTTCAAAAAAAGTATTTTTTTCCGAAGAATTAAAAATATTTTTGAAATTTTTATCGGTATAAAGATTTAAATCAAATGCCGAATATAAAGTAGATCCATTTTGAGATGATAGTGATGAGTCTGAAAGATCAAATTTTAAAATATTATTTTCATATGCGCGTATTTTTGGATTGATTGGGGATAATGTTCCAAAAGACGCCGATGTTATACCAACAACTTCTGGAGCAAATTGTGCTGTTTGATATTTACTTGAACACAATTTAATTTTATCTTTGGAAATTTTAATTACATAATAAATTTCTTCGTTAGATAATCCAAAAGAAGAAAAAGTGGAGGTATGAATTACTTTATCTCCCGTTAAAAATCCATGATTAATAATTGTTATAGTGTTTTCTTCAATATTTACATCTGCTGCAGTAAATGATCTTGGATTAAAAACTATTCTTCTATTATAATCATCATACTTTACTGCAACATTTGTTGTAATGAATGGATTGACTTTAACAAATACTTTGTCACCTAAACTTAACCCATGAGTTGAGGATGTTGAAACAGTAACAATATTTTTAGATGCTTCTGCTGTAATTACATTTTTCTTTATTGTTTTAAAGCTATGGTAAACTCCAGTCCCTATTCCAGTAAAAAATAATAATCCAAAATTTGAAGTAGTGCTTGCAATTCCGACAAAAGTTCCAGTTGATCCAATTCCAATACTATAGGTAGATATTCCAATTAGATCATCAGAAATTTTACCAACATAAACAATTGAAGAACTTGATAAATTAAATTGAGAAGTTCCCCCTATTGAAACATTAATTGAGGTTCCTCCGTTGGTTTGATAACTTAAAATATCTCCAGTGTTTAATTTGTGATTTGGTAAGTATATTGCTTGTGTGGGAATAAAAATCTGAGTTATTCCTGCCCCAGGATTGGAAAAGAATATAGTTGTCCCAATTCCAACTCCAGTTAAAGATCCAAGGCCAAGAGATTCTTTTGGATCAAAATAAATTTCTTTGTTAAGTTCAAACTCGACACTATTTTCTGGTATTGAATTAAAAGTAAATTTTCTAGAATTCTCATACAATAAAGTTGAAGACGTGTGAGCTGCTGATATAGTATTATTTTGAGATCTAAGGACTCTGATTCTAGAATTTTTAGCATCTATATTAAGAACTTTAACTATTTCTTGATCTATTGTGAGAACATCATTTTCTCTCAATGAAAAAATATCATTTTCAAATAATCCCGATATATTAAAATATGTAACTACTCCGGTTATTTCATTAGTTCCTACACCAGATTTTAAAATAAAAGATTCGGTTTTAACACCAATATTAAAGTTGCCATTTAAATAATTTGTCGAAGTATTAAATCCTGACAATGAAATTAAATCATTATTGGATAAATTGTGGGGAAAAGTTGAAAAAGCAACATAAGTTCCATTTGAGTCAAAAGGAATTAATTCCAATTCTGATATGGTTGTTGATGCGACACTGATATTGGTAACAGGTTTTCCTAGAATTTCAGAAACTTTTGCCTTTGCTTTTTGAACATTGCTTTCTTCAGAATTAAAAATTATCTTATCATTTATTTTATAATTAAATCCCCCCGTTAAAATTCCAACTGATTTTATACTACCTTTAGAAACTTCATTGATATTGATTTTTTGTAATTTTAATCTATTTGGTTGGAATAGATATTCATAATATGCAGCACTTTCTGTCAAATTGTATGGTGTTGTATTTCTAAACCACTCATTTTTATTTAAATCATATGAAATTTGATTCGAATCGGGATTAAAATTAAATTCATTTGGTTTCGACTTAAAGGTATTTCCAATTAAATATGGAAATACGGGTATTTTGTAATTTTTAAATGGGAAAATACTTTCAACATTTCCTGGGTTAATAGTTGCAAAATATGCATAAACACCATTGGGATAATCTGGAGTTACACAAAAACGTCCATTATGTTCATCCAAATCTCCCGAATTTGTAAATTCATAATCTTCGACAAAAAAACCTTGTGGGAAATTTGAAATTGGAGGTCTATTTGACTTAGTTATCAACTGATAACCAGAAACCATTTCTCTAATTGTTCCTCCAGTTGTTGAAGAAAATCCATAAGGACCATATATTGGATTTCCATCATATGCCCATCCTATAATTGGGGAATGATATGATGATTTTACTTCTTCACCATTAACTTTTTGTAAATCAAATATTCCATATTTGATTTCATTATCTTGATTTTTAGAATATATAGATTCTCTTAATTTTCTTGGTGCATATAAATGCGTATACTGAATATCAAAATTTTCATTTAAAGATTTACTTAAAATTCCATCATCATCTGAAATATTTTTTAGATATTTTTGAAATAAATTGACTGTCCATCTTTGAATATCTGCATTAAATTTTGCCCCATTTCCACTTTTTATTACATCAACTTTAATTTTATTTTCATATCCAATTCCTTGATTTTCAATTATTACTTTTGTTATTTTTCCATCTTGAATGACAGGAGTCAATTTACCATATTTTCCTGATCCATTAATTTTTAATTCTGGTGGAGAATTGTATCCACTTCCACCATTTGTAATCAATACTTCTACAATACGTCCATTATTTACGATTGGTAAAACTTCAGCTCCAGATCCACTATAAAGAGTAAATATTGGCTGTCTATTGTAGTTTAAAATTTCGGGGGATCCATATCCTGCACCACCATCAACAATTTGTACCGATTCTATTAATCCTCTAAAGATTGGTTGAATCGTTGCATTAAAATTTTGATTGGAAAAAGTTGTAACTCCAATTTTTCCTTCAATTTTTACGGAAATTGGTTCATAATTAAAAATATGTGTACCAGATCCAGAAAACTCAAAACTAATATATTGTTTTGTTTCATAGTAGAAGAGTTTTGCTGTAGAACCCAAACCTACATTAGAAAGTTTAAAATTATCTTCATCAATCTTCGTAACAATATAAGATGTATTTGAACTCAATCCTGTTATTGGAGTTTGATCAAATGTATATTGAATAACGTCTCCTGAATTATATTGGTGGTTTTTTATGTTTATTTGATTAGATGCTGTATTAACTCCAATATTTCCAACTACTCTTTTTTTATTTTCATAATTTGATCCGGAATTTTCAATTACAATATTGGAAATAATTTGTTTTTTATTGAGAGATTGTAATCTATGTACACCATCACCAAAAGAATTAAGTGAAATTGTATTTACTCCAGATATAGCATCTCCCTCATTCTTAAACAATTGAACAGTAAAGGCATCTAAAGTTTTGACATAGTATTGGGAATTTGTAACTAACCCAGATATGCCATTTTGTCCATCCGTTTTATAGATAATTTTTTCTGCATTTCTAAATTTATGGTATGTTGAGAATCCTATGGTATTATTGATTAATCCTACATTTGCAGATTGTGATGTTGAATTAAATGAAACCGAATGATCTATAAAAATTGTATTTACTGATGTTTTTGCACCCTTTCCATTTCCACCAGTAATTGTAACTATTGGTTTTTCTTGATAATCAAAACCAGGATCAATTACATCAATTCTTTTTAAATCACCTTTAACTGAACAATTGGCAGTTGCTCCACTTCCACTATCGTCTGTTATTGATAAGATTGGTGGATTGATTATATCATAATTATTTCCACCCGAAGTTACTTCAATTTTTTTTATATCTCCATAATAAATTACATCTTCGGATTTATAATTTAATATTTCCACTCCATTAATTAATATCCCAGTTTTGCCAGGATTTGTTGTATAATTATTACTTTCATTGTTTGGGGATTTGATTTCTCTCAACAAATTTTGATGTTTTAAAGTTTTTTGATTAAAATCAAGATATTCAAAAGTATTTGAAGTAACTATACCGGATACTGAAATAAAATTATTATTATAAAGATTTGCAGGACTACTTGCGATTTTAAATTGATTCGAATTTATTCTTTTTATGTAATAAATTCCAGAATTCAAATTATTAAATTTGCTTATAGTGGATACTAAAGATCCATCAACAGTATTTTGTAATGTAAATGGATTATAGTAAATTGCATCACCAGTATAGTAACCATGATCATTTACATTATTAACAGTAAAAATTTCTCCACTATACTCTCCATCTAATAATATTTTTTTATCATAAAAATTTAATGGTTGATTATAATAATTTGGTAAAGATGAAGAGGAAACTAAAACATCTTGATTAAATTTTACATATGTATTTTGTACGTTTGAAATATAATTTTCGATATATGAATAATTTGTTAAAGAAGAATTTACTTTTGGTTTTAAAATTTTTCTTTCAATTGTTGATACTTTACCATCAATCAACCCCTGTCCTTTAATAGAAAATATAAATTTGTTTACAACATTTGTGACAGAGCAATTTTTAATTTCAGATGCACTATTTGTAATTAAAAGAATATCCCCAACATTAAAATTATTTGGCACATAAGTTTCAACATTATAAGTAAAATCAGAAGTATCAATTAATACAGTCGATTTAACATCAAATTTTGTTGCAATATTATAAATCCAACTATTAGTTTTTGGACTACTTGTCGTTATTCCCAATGATTTGATAAGAGCCGTATCATTTTTAGAAAAATAATAAGTACCATTGTTTATTACCAAATCAGAAAGTACAGATCCTATCCTAACTTCTACCTTTGAAGTAGTTCCAAATCCAACATATCCATAAGCATTGACATTTAGTCTGATATTTGATTTAGAATCTATAGTAGAAGTAATTTCTTTTTTAGTTGTGTTAGCTAAACCAACATCAAAGAATTGATTAGTACTTTTTGAACTATATGTAAGTATTCCTACAGTTCCAGAAGAAAATGTTGTAACTAATTCTCCAGAATTTGGAAATCCTATTGTGGAATCAACGTCTATAATTGATGCTCCAATAGAAACTGGATTTATTATTTTTGTAATGGGATGAACTGGAAATTCACCATAAACACTTCCTTCAAAGGTAATATCCTTTGAATAATCAAAATCTAAACTTAATTTGTAATATTCTTCAGTTGAATATGAAATTTTTTCAACATTAGTGATTGATGCATATGCTTTTGATATTCCATAATTTTCATAAGCATCTTGAAATAAAGTTTGATTCAATAAGTCTAATGGATTTCCATTTATTGGCTTCACAACAACATCTTTTGTTATTCTATATCCCGCATCAGATGGTTTGAAAAGATAATCTTTTGGTTTTATAACATCTACTTTTTCTCCATATAATGCAGAAAAAAGAATTTTAAAAGATTCGTCAGTCCCTTTTGATTGGTAAAAATCTTTTGCTCTTGATATAAAAAGTTTCTCATTTACATCACTATCCAATTCTCTGTTATCAAATCCAGGAGCAAATTGATACTTTATTTTTTTCAAAAATTCTTTAAATAATAACTCACTAAGATTTACAATTTTAGTGCCAGAAGTATGTTCTGAAATTTCTGAAGTTGAAAATGTTAATGAGTCTGTTGAATCTAAATTGGTATAAGAAGTGACTCCACTAAATCCTCTTACGCAATCAACGAAAGATGTGTTAGTTTTTTCTTTATATAAAATAATTTCATCATCGATCTGAATTAGTCCATATTTTTCTGGAAACCCATATGTTCCAAAAATTTGCTGATCCAAATTAAAAATAGTATTAATGGTTGTATCTGAAAAGGAAATATTTCCAGATAATTCTGTATGTTGTGAATTATTTGATAAAGATTCTAATTTTAAATATTGATCAATATTTTGTATTAAATCAACAGAAGCACCGGGGTATTCTTGAGAAATATAATACTGCTTTAAAAAATCAGTTATGAGTGGAAAGTCTTCTCTTATAAAAGTCGGAAGTTGACTTTCAACTATATCTTGAATTTGTACCCTTTGTAGATCTGTTGATATCATGTTTATTGTTTAATTATCTTACTAAAATTCCGTTTGCATAACTTGATGTAACCAGATAATTTGTACCAGTAACGTCATTTCCAGAGGATATATTATCTGGTTTTGTATTAATGGTTGTTTTAGTCATATCCAATTGCAAATACAAATCTTGAAGTCCTATAACATCATTGGAGTATGGTGATACTGAAATCTCAATAATTGGAAATCCTACGTTTAATGTTGTATTTGTTATGTTGATGGGAGAAAGTTTAATCTCTCCTTTAATATAATCAATTGTCCCTACAGATTTTTTAACAATCTCTGCTTGAGTTGGGGAATTTAATCTAAACAAAAATATGGATCCAGTTTCTTTGTTTGAGTTCGGTATATCTGAAAGATATACTGTACCAACAATACCACTTACATTAAATCCAGAAGATTTAATATTGTATCCATTTTCATTCTTAATATGAAACCTGTTTCCAAAACAAATTTCATATTCAGTAAAACTATTTAACACTGGTTTTAAATCTCTTCTTATAATAATTGTCGTAATGTTTGATGTTATTGCATTACTGCTATCATCAATTATTTTTAAGAATTTACTGTACTTAAATCTTGCACCAAATTTATTTAATTCGGATGAATTTGCATATCTTTCTACATTTGTTGAGACAATATTTGATATTGAATTTGCAGATGGTGTTAAATTTGTATTGTAATATACATTGATATTTGGTTCAATATACAAATATTTTAAGTCAATAATTTCTGGAACTATTCCTGCAATGGCATATTGTTTAAGATCTCTTTTAATATTATCTTTTATTAAATTTGATAGATATGATCCATTTGTTGGTTTGATACTAATAAAAACTTTTCCAAATTGTGGAGGCATTAATTCTTCTCCACCAAAAACAGAAATTGATTCTGTTTCTGGATATATTGTAGGAACTATTGATTCATAGTCCCTTGCAGTAACTGCTCTATTTTGTGATGAGTAAATTCTTGGTGCATATTTTTTAATAGACTCTATTTGCTCTATTTCACTTCCATCATATGATGATTGATTGGTAGTTATCAAAGATATTCCAGAATTAATCAAAATAGATTCTCTGGAGGAAGTTAATTTTCCACTAAAATTAAATTGCGATATATTATTTGCTGCTTCACCATTTGATACGAGATAAGTTACTTCAATATAATTTGGGGATTGTAATTTTTTTCCAAAAACTCCATCACCAAAAATCAATTCATATCTTTCATCTTCTATCTCTTGTACCCAAAACACTGGAGAATCTGAATTTATATTAAATAAACTATCTGCCTGTATATACTTTCTTTTTACATCATTGAACTGTGATGGTTTAACCGACACTCTAATTGTGGTTGTATCAATGTTTGAATTTGGAAGTATAAATCTTTGATTTGGATTATAAGAATCTACAGTAAAATTTGATGTAATATAGGTTCCTTCGTAAACTGTAACTTCATTAAAAGTTGCTATATCATTAACTACAGGAACTGTAATATCATCCAAAATAGAAAAAGTATAATTTTCTGTTCCAAATGTTGTTGTTGAGCATACAACTCCTTTATTCAAAGTAATCGCTTCTGGTTTTGTTGTGTACGCAGAAAAATCTACAAAGAAAGATATTTTTGCTCTGGATGAAGTTTTAGACTTTGGAACGTATCCAATGTTTCTTGCCAGAGAAACAACATTTTCTCTTAAAGTTGCACTATCAATAAAAACCTCATTTGATACCATATTGGCATTA